CTGGACAACCATCCCAACATGAGCGAACATCCAAGCCTAGTGGCATTAGACCAACTGGCTGATGACCTAGAGAGTGGTGACAAACCAGCAGATTATGAATCAGTTTCAGAAGACGCAGGCGAGGGACACATGAGCAAGAGCACACTGTACCACACTGCCAAGTATGCGATAGAGTTGATGCAGATGATCCGCAAGGGTGATGACCTTGAGGGTTGGGTGCAGAGCAAACTGAACAAGGCCGCGGACTACCTACAGGGTGTGTACAACTATGAAGAATATCAAAAGTTGAATCCATACCGAGAAGAACTAGACTCCAAAGTTTTACAGAAACATGCACAGGTGGTGCAGAAAAATATCGATGAGATCTTATCAAAAGAAACAAGTCTAGATGACATCGACACAAAACCAGGCATGATGAAAATATTGGCCAAGAGAGTAAATGAAGTTGAAAAAGAGATAGCCAAAGAACAGAGAAAAGAGCAGGTCAGCGAGAGGATGCCAGCCAGCATCATCAAGCACAAAGAAAAATTGGCCTATATGTCAGACAAGGAATTGGCACAACATTTCAAAGACAAAGACGATGAAACATTAAAACAGATGGCTTGGAGACACGGTTATGGCAAAATGAGTCCGCACTACGTGAACAGAAGAAACCGTGGCATGAACGAGGGCATCATGACAGAATCACCAAGAGCAGTGGGCAGAGCACTGGCCAATCTAAAATATGCCAAGGCCATGGCCAAAGACGTGATGGATGACGTGGATCCAGCGTTGACCAAAGCCAGAGCACAGGCGTTTTTGGGATCAGTGGACGAGACCATAGGACTATTAGACAAGATGTATAATCCAGTAAAAGAACAATCAGAACTGGAAGAAGGCCTAAAAGATTGGGCAAAAAATTTAGCGGCCGCTGGAGTGATTGTTGGCGCAGTGGCAGGTTTGGGATCAATCAACAATGCCATAGACAATTCAGTGCCGGCTGTGAAGGCAATGAACACAGCATACGAAATGGCAGTTGATGCTGGTAACGATGATTTGGCTAAAATGATCAAACAGGATATATCAGATGCCAAAGTAAGATTGAGTTCAGGAAAAGATCTTGATCATATGAAACATTTACAAGACAAATACAGCAAATTTATGCAGACAGAAGGCTTGACATACGAGTCAAAACTTGTTGTAATGCTTAATCAACAACTTAAATAAAAACAATTTAGACATAAATAATTCATATGGCACGTAAAACCTCACAAGACACTAGTTTCAGAGACCTTGTTGCTCGTTTGAAAGATATGAGCAATGCTTCACCTGATCAAGAAAGAGCAGAATTAATGGAAGCGGCTAGATCAGAACCAAAAATCCTAGACGACAAAGAGTTGAGTTTGGCTGACATTGCCAAATTGGCAGGTATCAAAGAATACACTGAACAACCAAAAGTGTCAAAAGAGGCAGAAAAATTAGTAGAATCAATCACTAGCGAAAAAACAGAATCAGTGATTACCAAAGCCATCAAAGAATCTGATGCTGATGACTCAATTGCCACTTCAATCAAGAAAGCAGTCACAGAAGAGTCAAACAGATTGGACAAAATTGCAGAATTAGAACAACAGTTGGCGGAACTGAAATCAGAACAAAAAGAAGAACAAACATATGACTCAAAATCATTTAGAGATGTTATCACAAAAGATATCGCAGAATATATCAAAAACGCAGAAGACTCTGCTCTCGTGGAACTTTACAACACAATCTCAGACAATGAGGCAGTTTACAACGAAGAACAAAAAAACATTCTTATCAAAACTCCAGAAACTACTGAGATCATAGCAGACGCTGAAAAGGCCGAGGCGCCAGAAGAAGTGATAGCAGACGCAGAAAGAAACACTTCAGAACCTCACAGACCTGAAGACAAAGCAGACGACAAAGACGATGACACAGCAGGCGAAGTGCCAATGTTGGACCCAGAATTTGATGACATGGGCGAAGACGTGGAACTAGAACAGCCTGTTGAAGACAAATTTACTAACGATCTAGACCCAGCAGACAGCAAGTAAAACTGACTAAATACTGCAAATGAGCAGTATACCCTACAACTATCAAAAATACATTGATGATGTAACTAAAATGCGTCAAAGAGGCACTATATCCAGTGGTGAGCAGGTGCAGTCACCCACAAGTGCTGGTAGCAGGGGTCTTGCTCGCACAACAGACTTCACAAACAGTCCCAACCAAATGATGAAAGCAAATATGACAGAGAGTTTTAGTTTTGAAAATATGAGAGATATTATTAGCAGAATTGATAGAGTGCAAACAGGTGCAGAAGAAGTTCAAGAAGACTTAGATTACAGAAGCGAAGACGTCCTAGTCAAAGCAGGATTTGATCCAATGGCAGTGAAAGAATATATGGCTGTGTTCAATGATACTGGTGACACAACAGATATTGAGCAAATGAATCAGTCAGACAAAATTGGATTGGCAGATGCAATGAGCATGGTGTTGGCATCACACGGTATTAAAAACGAATCCTACAAACCATTTCCTGAAGCGGATGAAATGACTTTTGAAGACGATGATGCGTTCTACGAAGCGTTTGGTGAACTGGGTTTTCCAGAAGACGAAAACGAATTGTTTGATGCAGAATACAGAGGACGTAAAGTTCCACTTAACAAACCAATGCGTGGTGATGTGAAGAAATTCAAAGTGTATGTGAAAGATCCAAAAACAGGAAATGTCAAAAAAGTTAATTTTGGACACGGCGGCAGTTCAGCAAGAAAAGCCGGACAGAAAACAATGAAGATACGTAAGTCAAATCCCAAAGCAAGAAAAAGTTTTAGAGCACGTCACAACTGTGCCAACCCGGGACCTAAGACTAAAGCAAGATATTGGTCGTGTAGAAAGTGGTAAGATGAAAATTAACGAAGTGGTGGGAATTACAGAAGAAGAATTTGAACAATTAGCAGAAAAGAAAGATGCCTGCTATCGCAAAGTAAAAGCAAGATACAAAGTTTGGCCTTCAGCCTATGCCTCTGGTGCTCTAGTTCAGTGTCGTAAAAAGGGTGCGGCCAACTGGGGTAACAAGAGCAAAAAATGAAACTTTACGAATTAATCCAAAAACTAGATCCTGAAGAACAATACTGGCAAAACCCAAATCCAGACACAATGTGGGTCACGGACAAATTGATCCTGGCAAGTAAAATGGGATATAAATGTGGACCAGCAGGAATTGATGTGCCTGAATCCGGTGATTACTGTGTGCGTCCTGTTGTGAACGCATATGGATTGGGCATTGGTGCCAAAAAAATGTATATTGAACAGACCACCACACACATTCCTCCAGGATTTTTTTGGTGTGAATGGTTTGAGGGCAGACATCTTAGTGTTGACTACAAACAAGGTAAACAAAATTTGTGTGTTGAAGGTTTCAAAGCAGAAGACACTTTCACCAAATGGGACAAATGGGTCAAAACAGAAGACAAAATTGAAATGCCTGATGTGATCAAGGAAGCGGTTGGCGATCACGATGTGGTCAACTGTGAATTTATTGGTAGCAAATTGATCGAGGTTCACCTAAGACATAATCCAGACTTTGAAGGTGGCATCACAGAATTCATACCTGTGTGGGAAGGACAAGATACCCAAGCACCAGAAGGTTATAAATATCGAGAGTATCCGGACGTTCACGGAAGAATTGGAGCATTTGTAAAATGAGATTTGAAGAAATACTAGAAGGTCAGCGTTGTTGGAAAGGCTACGAGAAAAAAGGCACCAAAATGATGTTTGGAAAACGTGTGAACAACTGTGTGAAAAAAGAGGACGTAGACATCTGTGTGCGTTGCGGTGAACTGGTTTTCGCAGAAACATTGAACGAGGATCTCCGTAAATGGTTCAAAGACAAATGGGTGCGTTTTGGTCCCAAAGGCAAGATCAGAGGTGCCTGCGGTGGCAAGAGTAAAGGTGAGGGCAAACCCAAGTGTTTACCAAGATCAAAAGCCTACGCACTGGGCAAGAAAGGTCGTGCAAGTGCGGCCAGAAGAAAACGCAAACAGGATCCCAATCCGGACAGACGTGGTAAAGCCAAGAACGTGGCCACTAAAAAGAAAAAATAATTGACTCTGCTCACAAACTGTTATATAGTATACACTAACAAGGAGAAAATATGGCAGTAAGAAACTTCAATGAAGCAGAAAAACAAAAATTAATCCAGATCATTTCACAGGGTTCGCAGGTATTGGGCGAAGTGGATGACCTTAGATCAGGTTTGAGAGACACAGTGAAAGCAATAGCAGAAGAACTGGAATTGAAACCTGGACTTATCAACAAAGCAATATCAGTGGCACACAAAGGCAACTATCAAAACATTGCCGATGAAATGGACACACTGGAAAGCATACTGAACTCAGCCGGCAAACTGTAATGTTTGACAAAGTCAGAGCATTCTGGCTTCGCAGTTATCAATCAGACAAACAAGCATTCTATTTTGAACTTGTTAGTTTTGTGTTCACAGTGGGAGCCAGCCTAACACTTGCCATAACAGCAGTGGATCCAGATATGAGATATATCTATCCGGCATTCTTTGTGGGTGCGACCACACAATGCTATGCCAGTTACAGACGTGGTGCGGCCTGGGTGATGATATTGACAGGTTGGTTCACCTGTGTTAATATATTTGGATACTGTGTTGCAATGGGATGGTGGTAATGTTACAAAATAATAATACAATCGAAAAACAAATAAGTGGTATTTTTCCAAAACCAGGAAAAACAGGTATTGACTGGTTTGTTTTTTGTGTCTTCTTGCAAGAATTTTCACATAATAATTTAGAGATAGGAGTAGGTCACGGAGGCAGTGCTATCACAATGCAGTCATATTCAGAAAAACTTACCTGCATTGATTCTTGGGAACAGACCTGGAAAAAAGAGAATGTTTTAGATTATTTGCCTAATGCTAATTTTATAGATGTAAATTCAAAAGATTATCATACTACTGAAACATTTGATTTAGTGCATTTAGATGCAAATAAAAGTTACGAAGGAACATTAAATGATCTCAACTTTTGTATAAAGGCAAAGGCTAAAATAATTATAGTTGATGATTTTTTACAAAGTTTTTGGCCAAATGTATCTAGAGCAACTTTTGACTTTGTTAAAAATACTGAATACAAAATACTTTTCATTGGAAACCATCAAGCAATACTAACAACTGATACAGATTGTGAAAGTTATAAAAATATTGTAATTAACTTTCCAACTGCAATTACTAATGATATCACTCATTTGACCTACGGCAAATTGCCCAATATTCCGTTACTAAACAAAATGATTAGTGCTAGTAAATTGAAATACACTTGGGATCACAGCACAGAAGAAAGTATTGTAAAATGAAAATATTGTTACTAGGTGATAGTTTTGCTACAGATAAAAACGGTTGGCCAGGAATGATTGGCCATGATATTACAAACAAAGCACAAAACGGAGTAGGTGAATATAAAATTTATAGGCAAATAGAAAATATTAAAAATTTTGATAAAGTTTTAGTGTGTCATACAAGTCCATGGCGAATGCATACTAGATATCATCCAATGCATAAAAATAATCAGCAACGTTCACAAAATGATTTTATGTTTAATGATGTTGAATATCACGCAAAAACAAATTCTGAAATGAATTTAGTCTACTCTTTTATGAAAAAATTTTTTGATTTTGATTATCAAAAATTTGTTTATGACTGTATTGTAGATAAATTTTTACAAATTGAAAATGCAATCCACTTTACTTTTCATAATAAAGAAGATACAATTAAAATAGAAAACAATTTTACAGATATTTGGAAACAATATAGTGGCGATATAAATCATTTGACTATGCAAGGAAATGAAATTGTTGCAGAAAAAATTAAAAAACTATTATGAGTTACATAGACGCATTATATAAAAAAGACGAGGACAAAATTTATGTTGTGGAACGTGATCCCAAAAAGGGTCGTGTGTTCGTTGAGTACGATGCCAGATATGTGTTCTACTATCCAGATGCCAGAGGCAAACACAGATCAATCACAGGCGAACCTTTACAAAAAGTTCAGTGCGCCACACAAAAAGAATTCATCAAAGAGCAACGTATAAGATCAAACAAACCTCTTTATGAACAAGATATCAATCCAGTGTTCAGATGTTTGGAAGAGAATTATCTCGGTAAGGAAACTCCCAAACTGAACGTGCTGTTTTTTGATATTGAAGTGGACTTTGATCCCGACAGGGGTTATTCCACAACAGATGATCCGTTCATGCCAATTACTGCCATCAGTTGTTATATGGGATGGACGGATCAATTGGTCACATTTGCTGTGCCACCAAAAACACTGAGTATGAAAGAAGCAGAAATACTCACACAGCGATTTGACAACACGGTGTTGTTTGAAAAAGAAAAAGATATGCTGGACGCATTCTTACAACTGGTTGAGGACGCAGACATCATATCAGGTTGGAACTCAGAGGGATATGATATACCTTACACAGTGGGTAGGATACAGAAAGTGTTGAGTGGAGATGACACAAGACGTCTGTGCTTCTGGGGTGAGAAGCCAAAGAAAAGAATGTTTGAAAAATACGGTCGAGAGCAGATCAGTTATGACTTGATTGGTCGTGTGCATTTGGACTTGCTTGAACTTTACAGAAAATACACATATGAGGAAAGACACAGTTTCAGACTGGATGCCATAGGCGAACACGAGTTGGGCGAGAAGAAAACTGTGTATGAAGGTTCACTGGACAATCTATACAAGAATGATTTTGGATTGTTCATAGAATACAATAGGCAGGACACCAATCTACTGGCCAAATTGGAAAAGAAATTGAAGTTCATAGAACTGGCCAACGAGATCGCACATCAGAACACAGTATTATTACAGACCACAATGGGTGCTGTGGCAGTGACAGAACAGGCCATAGTAAACGAAGCACACAGGCGTGGTATGATAGTGCCAGGTAGAAAATACAGAGACAAAGATGCTGAACCAGTCACGGCGGCGGGTGCGTATGTGGCCACTCCCAAAAAAGGCCTACACGACTGGATAGGTTCTATAGATATCAACTCTCTGTATCCAAGTGTGATCCGTGCTTTGAACATGGGTCCAGAGACCATAGTGGGACAGGTGCGTCCTGTGATCACATCAGCAGAGATCAATAGAGCCAAACACGCCAAAAAATCATTTGCACAGGCCTGGGATAATCAGTTTGGCAGTTGGGAATATCAGGCAGTGATGAACAAGGAACGAGGCACTGAACTGATTGTGGATTGGTCAGACGGCACCAGTGTGCGTATGAGTGCGGCACAGTTGTATGATGTGGTGTTTGACGGCAACAACAAATGGATGTTGAGTGCCAACGGCACAATATTCACTTATGAATTTGAAGCAATCATTCCGGGTTTACTAAAACGTTGGTATGCGGAACGTAAAGAAATGCAAAAGAAAATGCACGACGCAGGAGACAACGACATAGAGCGAGAGTATTGGGATAAACGACAACTTGTGAAAAAAATTAACCTGAACAGTTTGTATGGTGCCATATTGAATCCAGGTTGTAGATTTTTTGATATGCGTATTGGACAGAGTGTGACACTCACAGGCAGATGTATTACCAAACACATGGCCAGCAAAGTGAATGAGATCGTGGCAGGCAGTTATGATCACGTGGGCGAGAGCGTGATATATGGTGACACAGATTCTGTGTATTTTTCAGCACACAAAACTTTGGCACGTGAAATTGATTCTGGACAGATACCCTGGAGCAAAGAAAGTGTTGTGGGCCTGTATGACAAGATAGCAGACGAAGTGAACACATCTTTTGCAGGATTTATGAACAAAGCATTCCATTGCCCAACCACACGTGGCAGTGTGATCAAAGCAGGCAGAGAACTGGTGGCAATCAAGGGATTGTTTATCACAAAGAAAAGATATGCTGTGCTGTATTACGACAAGGAAGGCGAGCGTGTGGACACAGCAGGCAAGGAAGGCAAAGTGAAGGCAATGGGTCTTGATCTCAAAAGGTCAGACACTCCAGTATTTGTACAAGATTTTTTAAGTGACGTGCTGTATCAGGTGCTGACAGGCGCCACAGAAGAACAGGTGTTGCAGTCAATTACGGATTTCCGAGCAGAATTCAAAGCAAGGCCAGGTTGGGAAAAAGGATCACCCAAGAGAGCCAACAATATGACCAAATACACAGAAGAAGAAAAAAAGAAAGGCAAGGCCAATATGCCAGGTCACGTGAGAGCCAGCATGAATTGGAACAACTGCAAAACAATGTATGACGACAAATATTCACTGCCTATCACGGATGGTGCCAAAGTGATTGTGTGCAAACTCAAAAACAATCCGCTTAACTACACATCTATTGCTTATCCTGTGGATGAACTGCGTATTCCAGACTGGTTCAAAGAGTTGCCGTTTGACGCAGACGCAATGGAACAGACTATCTTGGATCAAAAACTGGACAACTTGATTGGAGTGCTGGATTGGGACATACAATCCACCGAAACCAACAACACATTTAACAAACTGTTTGAATTTTAGTATGCTGAGTATAGAAGAAATAAAACTGTTGATAGAAAAACTGCAAAAACTGGAAACAAAAGATTTTGAAAAATTGATCAGCGATCACCTACAGGCGTTGCGAGATCTTGCCACCACAGTGGATGCCTACAACAGCGAACAGATCAACAGATTGGACAAAACATTGGAATGGTTCAATCACGATCGCAAACACAAATTGGAGCAACCTTTCGTGGATCAAATGTTGGAACAGCAGGTGAGAGCAAAGATTTTCCAATTTGGCAAAACAAATCAATACAACAGTTTGGAAATAGGTCCCGGCAATGGAATGTTTTCCAAGGATTTTAGAGCCTGGGGCAATAATTATTTTGTGGACATAACAAACGGAGTTGAATTGCCTATCAGGCGTATGTTTCCCAGACAGCATCAAAAATATCTGACATTTTACAAAACAAGACAGCACGAGTGTGCCAATATTCCACAGGGCAGTTGCAACTTCGTGTTCAGTTGGGACACTTTTGTGTTTTTCACACAGAATCACATACAGCATTACCTACACGACATCAAAAGAGTAATGATACCCGGAGCATACGGATTCATACACTATGCTGATTGCCATTATGATCAGGACCTACAATTGGCCAAACGTGGTTATTGGAACTACAATACCAAGACAGCAATGGAACAGATGATCAAGGACGAAGGATATGAAATAGTGGAAATGAACAGTTTCAGGCCCACTGCCAATTATGCCATTTTCCGTAAGCCTGGTAAACAAAATCCTGTTGTGTATAAAGTTTTTGATTTAACACTTGATTAAAATCTAAATACATCGTATAATAAAAACATTATGATAGATATCTTGAGAGACATAGTCAAACACACGCACGGTTTGGGATTTTTGGATCTTGTGAAAATCACTGGAACCAGTGATGAAACCACTATTGATTCAATGGCTGAAGACAGATCAGTTATCTTGCAAGGATCTTTTCACAAAGCACAGACAGAAATGGACGGAACATTTGGTATGCCACAACTGGGCAAACTGGATATTCACTTGAAGTGTCCAGAGTATAAGGAAAAGGCAAACATAACTGTATTGAAGGGCGAACGTAATGGTGCCCAAGTTCCCACAGGAATCCATTTTGAAAACGAAAAGGGTGACTTCAAGAACGATTACAGATTTATGAATGCTGAGATCATCAACGAGAAACTCAAGACAGTCAAATTCAAGGGTGTCAAATGGGACGTTGAGATTGAACCAACTGTGGCCAGTGTGCAAAGATTCAACTTTCAATCTGTGGCAAACACAGAACACAATTCATTTGTGGTACGTACAGAAGATGGAAACTTGATTTTCACTTTTGGTGATGCGGCATCACACGGTGGTGAATTTGTATTTGCGTCAGACGTGAAAGGAACTCTAAACAAAGGTTGGAGTTGGCCTGTGGCACAGGTATTGCAGATATTGAAACTATCAGACTCAGCAAAGGTCACTTTACACTTCTCTAACGAGGGTGCGATGATGGTCACTGTTGATTCAGGTTTAGGCTCGTATCAATATATAATTCCAGCACAGGCGCAGTAATGACAGAAAAAAATAGTAAGCAGGAACATTTGGAAAAACTCAGCAGAGATTTTGCAGTGTTCTTGCCTGCTATTTCAAATTTCTATAACACATTCGTTTCAAAACAGAGAGTCACAGAAGGCAAACACATTCCAGCGGAAAGGATTCCAGCAGGATTTGACAGAGGCGTTGAAGGTTTAAACTTTATCAACCCAGACGAAGGATACTTCACATATCCCACAGCACTGTACTCGGCAGGACACGCCTGTTTGGATGTGGAAAAAGCACCTGACAGAGACAGTATGTGTGTGAACAGAGACAGGAAGTTCAGCACCATAGTGGGCGACTCAGGTGGATATCAATTGGGCAAAGGTGTGATCAAATTTGATTGGAAGGATTTTGAGGGCAACAAGGCCAACACAGTGAGAAGCAACATACTTAACTGGTTGGAACTCACAGCAGATTGGTCAATGACCCTGGACGTGCCAACTTGGGCCGCAGATGATCTCAACTCGCCAAAAACAGGACTCAACAGTTTTCAAGACTGTTTGGATGGCACAATCTACAACAACCAGTTTTTTCAAAAGAACAGGCTGGGACAGACAAAATTTTTAAATGTGCTACAAGGTGATGACTGGGAGACAGCACAGATTTGGTATGACGCTGTGAAAGATTTTGAATTTGAAGGTTGGGCAATGGGCGGTATCAATATGTGTGATATGGAAGTGATGCTGAAACGTCTGATCATAATGAGAGATGAGAAGAAATTGGATGGCAAAGATTGGATGCACGTATTGGGCACATCACAACTGGATTGGGCCTGCTTTTTGACACAGGTTCAGAGACAAGTAAGAAAACACATTAACGAAAATTTCACAATAAGTTTTGACAGTGCTTCGGCATTTTTGTCAACAGCAAACGGTTTGGTATATACACACAACTTGTTCACCCCTAAACGATGGTCTTACATAATGGAAAAGGCACCAGATGACAAGCGACTAAAAGATAGCAAAATCCAGTTTCCTTTTCCATCGGCCATTGGTGACAGACTCACAATGGGAGATGTGTGTTGGTATGGTGAGGGCGACCTAAATAAAAACAACAAAGAAGGCAAGACCAGTTGGGACAGTTTCAGTTATGTGCTGATGATGGCTCACAATGTATACAATCATATCAGAGCAGTGCAGATTGCCAATGATTTGAACGACATTGAAAGACTGAAATATCAACCAGATCCCAAGGCTTGGATCAAAACAAAGAATGCTGACAACACAGATGAACCCAGCGAATTTGTTCCGAGAAACATTTTGTATTTCAACACACTGGTTGAGCAGGTGTTTACCAGTGAGACTCCTATGGAAGTGATCAACGGAGCCAAAGCATTTTTGGCAGACATCAGAGGCACAAGATGGCAGAGAGCCACAGGCGGTGGTAAAGGTAAAAACAACTTTTCAAGTTTATTTGAAGGAGGCTAAAATGGTAAAAAAGAAGAGCAAAGCACTGAAGAAATTGGAAGATCATCACAAGTATCTTGACAGAAAGGTAAAAGAACTCACAGAAGATCGTAAACGTGATCGCAGTTCAGAAAGCAAAACTATTTTACAGAGATTGAAAAAAACCAAATTGGCTATCAAAGACGCAATCGCAAAAGCCAAAGCCACATTGACAAACACATAGAATATAGTATAATAAGATATGCTCAGAGATTACGAAACAGGCGCCACAGACACAGTGAAAGTGTTCTCAGGTTTGGAAGTGGAACACACACCAGCACTTGGTAAACAGACTTTGTTTTTGGCCACAAACGAATTGACGTTTGAACAGATATTGGAAATGGCCAAAAAGGTCAACGCTGAAGCCATATACTACGGTGCCAACAGAACATTTATGGTCAATCACGCACTACAACTGGCACAGATGCAGAAGTTCTTGGATTTGGGTTACTATGTCACAATTGATTATCAGTATGCTATACATAAAGAAGTCAAACAAAGATTTGCAACTGTTTGGAACAGAGAACGATTTATTCCGTTCTGTTCAATTGTTTTTGAAGACACAGGCAACGACAACAACCTTTGTTTTAAAATTGACGATGTGGATTTCAATGCCACAAACTCAGGTGTATGGACAATGACTATGAACAAATTCAAACAGACTTCTGGATACACCAAATGGGAAGAATACAAACAAGACAAACCAATGGAGAATGACAAATGGATATTTTCGACCAACAGCACGATCAAGCACTAAAGGACCAAACCAACAAGGCCTCAAAAATGATATGGGTCACATTCCGTAAGGAAGGCATCCACAAATATCCAGCGGCACTGGATGATCCAAAACTGGCAACGGGCGACGAGTATGACGTAAGTTTCCTTGGACATCCGCACAGACACATATTCCATTTCAAGGTGGCCATAGAAGTGTTTCACGACGACAGGGACATAGAGTTCATACAGTTCAAGAGATGGATGGAGAATATGTACGCAGACGGCACAATGAAATTGGATTACAAGAGTTGTGAGATGATTTCAGATGATTTATATGTGGCAATAGCAAAAAGATATCCCGGCAGACGTGTAGAAATAGATGTCAGCGAAGATGGAGAAAACGGATCACACGCAGTTTATGAAAGAAATAAAGATTAAAGAAAAAAGAGCAACCACAAGAATGGGATACCTACCCGTTGAAGGCGGTGGACTCAATGCTTCATACACCACTGTTGATGCTGTGGCAAACGTTTGCACAACAGCAGGTAATCTTGGTATGAAGTACGGAATAGATTTCATTTGGGCATATGAAGGATATGACGATGAAGACGACGAATGTGTGACGTTGATGGTGAAAGATGACAAGTACGAAACTTTTTTACATCTTGCACTGCAAAATTCACACAAAATTAAACACACTAACAACGGCGACGTTAAACTTGTAAAGGAAGCAAAGTAAAATGAAAGTACCATATACTAACTTTAAAACAAGGGTTGGCGACAATAATGCAGTAGGCGGTTGTACGTTTATTGGTGGCGAATGGAAAGAAGTAGACACAGCAGAAATTTTTGACAACAAAAAAGTTGTGGTGTTTGCTCTTCCAGGTGCATTCACACCAACTTGTTCAAGTCAACAACTTCCTGGCTACGAAGAGAAATATGACGAAATCAAAGCCTTGGGCGTTGACGAAGTTTACTGTTTGTCTGTGAATGATGCATTTGTGATGAATGCTTGGTTCAGAGATGAGAAGATAGAAAAAGTCAAAGCAATAGGTGATGGTGAAGGTATATTCACACAGGGTATGGGTATGCTTGTGAACAAACCAAAACAGGGTTTTGGAATGAGAAGTTGGAGATACTCTATGCTGGTAGACAATGGAGAGGTTGTGAAAGTTTTTGAAGAACCTGGCAAAAACAATGCCAGTGACGACAACGACCCATTTGAAGTATCAGACGCTGACACTATGATTACCTACCTGAAAGAAAATGCCGGGTAATTGGGACGGTAAATCAAGACCGTCAACGGATTCTTACCGCAAGAATTTTGATGACATCTTCAAAAAGAAGAGTTGTCCTTGCGGTAGGTCACCTATTGGTAAGTGCATAGGTTGGCACGGCTTGACAGAGGCAGATTATCTAGTTAAACTAGCAGAATGGGAGAAAAAGAATAAATGAAAATTTTTTATATGGGTCTAGAGCCTTACGAAGGCAGATACACACTACAACTACAAGACTGGACTGAACGAGCATACAAAAAAAGAAAAATAGATTATGTGGTAGTGCCAGGCACAACCATAGATGATTCCAAAGCAATCAGTGTCGGACAGGTACTTGACGCACACGGCAGAAGTTATTTTGGTATGAGTCAAATGATGAATCTTGTACAAATGATGCGTAACGGTGAAATCACAAACAAAGATATCATATTTTTTGAAGATATGTTCCAACCAGGTATGGAATCACTGCCTTACATATTGAATCAGGTGGACGAAAAACACAGACCCACAATATATTTGAGATGTTTGGCACAGGCCATAGATCCAGATGACTTTGTACACGTTTGGGGTATGAGCAAATGGATGAGTCTGTATGAACAACTGTGTAATGAAATTCCCAACGTGGTGATATTGGCCAGCAACGAAGAAATGGTGGCACATATGCGTATCGCAAACTGGCGGGCACCCATATACAACATATCAGGATTGAGTTTTGGCAAAGAAGAAGTGCAAGGCAGAGTAGAACAAAAACCTTTCATAGAAAGGAAACAACGAGTGGTGTTTGGTGCCAGATGGGATCAAGAGAAGCAACCGCAGTTCTTTATGGACTTGGCGCAGGCCTACAAAGAAAAGCATCCAGAAACAGAATTTGCCATTTGTGCAGGTGGACCTTTGAGATCTAATAACAAATTTTATGTGGAAGAAGCAAGACACTTGGCCAAACAAGGCATTATCACAATCAATGAAAATCTCAAAAAGAATGATTACTACAACATATTAGCAGACTCCAGAGTGTTGTTCAACTGTGCGTTACAGGATTGGACATCCAACACAGTGAGTGAAGCAGACGCATTGGGTTGTAATGTGTTGTTTCCAGCATACAGATCATTTCCAGAAGTGTTCAACAACGATCACACAAGAATGTATATTCCGTGGTCACAACAGGACGCAATGGCAAAATTAGAAACATTAATCAGCAAACCATCCCCTAGTATAGGTCAAATATCAGACTGGACTGACAGCACAATAGACAGAATGATTGACATTATGACAGGCAAGGGCGAACAATGGAGAAGAGATGGCGCACACTACAGAACACCAGTCTCAGAAAACAAATATTAAAACATTGTCACCATCTGTGCTTGTCACAGGCGGGGCAGGGTATGTGGGATCACACTGTTGCAAGTTCCTAGCGAAGAACGGCTACACACCTGTGGTGATTGATCGCAATCTCAAAGACAAACCTGTGGCTTATGGTCCAAGTTTTGAGATAGACATACCCAGCAACATACAGGCACTGGATGAAATAATCAAAAGATACAACATTGAAAGTTGTATACATTTTGCGGGCAGTGCCTCTGTGGCAGAGTCAGTGGCAGATCCCAGTGGCTACTACAAAAACAATGTGATTGCCACAATAGCACTGTTGGATAAGTTGAGAGAACACGGCATAAAAACATTTGTGTACAGTTCCAGTGCGGCCACTTATGGTGATCCTGGCATACGTATGGCCAAGGAATCTGATACTGCCAAACCAATCAATCCATATGGTGCCACAAAATTGATGATGGAACAAATTTTACGAGATTACTACATAGCATACGGAATGAACAGTGTGGGATTGAGATATTTCAATGCCGCAGGTGCTGATCCAGAAGCAGAGATTGGTGAACTCAGAGACAAAGAAACACACATTATCCCCATAGCAATAGGAGCCGCTAGACAGGGCAAAACATTCAAGTTGTTTGGAGACCGTTATCCCACAGAAGACGGAACCTGTGTGAGAGATTATGTACACGTGATGGATCTAGCAGATGCCCACGTGAAGGCTTTGAACTATGCCAGTAAAAATCACGGTGCCAAAGTGTTGAACTTGGGTTCAGGACAGGCCACTTCAAACAAAAAGATACTGGAAATCATACAACAACACACAGGCAAAATGGAAATCAGCATTGAACCCAACAGAGCAGGAGATCCTGCCTACTTGGTTGCTGACATTTCGCTGGCAAAGGAAATTTTAGATTGGGAACCAACACAAAGTTCAATTGACAACGTGGTGGCAACTGCTGTAAAATGGTATAACAAGGTACACAAAAAGGAAATACAATAATGGATGATATGTTAAAAGACAGTTGGCAACCAGAAGGGCCAGTAAGTAAAAAGATCAGAGACAGAATCACAAAGGCAGGCAAAAGATTTCACGCCAACGACAACATAGCAGAATATATTGAGGAAGGTGAATTAGATCAACTCCAACAGGAAGTACAAGACAAACTTCAAAGTGTGTTTGAAAGTCTAGTTATTGACACAGACAATGATCACAACACACAAGAAACTGCCAAACGTGTGGCCAAGATGTGGTTACGAGAAACATTTGGTGGTAGATACAATCCATTTCCAAGAGTTACAAGTTTTCCTAATATGGGTTACAAGAGTATGTACACATCTGGTCCAATCAGCATTAGATCAACGTGTGCTCACCACTTTCAAAACATAGTGGGCAATGCTTGGGTGGGTATTATTCCCAACGGCAAGGTGATTGGGTTGAGTAAGTTCAACAGAATTGTACATCATATTGCTGAACGTCCACAGATACAGGAAGAAATGACCACACAGATTGCTGAAGCACTACAAGAATATGCACACACTAAAAATATTGCAGTTGTGGTCAAAGCAGAACATCACTGTATGACACACAGAGGTGTAAAAGAACACGAATCAGATATGACCACAGCAATTATGTTGGGTGCTTTCAAAGAAGATCCAGCAACCAGAGATGAATTTTATAAAATCTGTATGAGTATGAAGGGTCATGGCTAAAAAGAAACCTTTGACATCAGACGGCATACAGTACACAGGTGAAGAATTCATTGGTGAAGATTGGACATTTGATACACTGGACAATGGACTCAATGTTGGCACAGTGAGCACATCTTACACAGTGGATGGTATTGTAGATCCTTTTCAAATGAGTATGGACTTTGATCAGGATTTGAGAAAAAAATATCCAGCACTGCAAGATGCTTGGGAACACTATCACAATGTGAAAAAAATGTGCGAAGCAAAAGAACAGGAAGAAAATGAGAATTAAAGAAGACATAAAACTAAATTTTGACGATGTGTTGATGGAACCCAAACGTTCCACATTGAGTTCAAGACGTGATGTTGATATGACACGTAAGTTCACATTCCGTAATTCAGGGAAGGTGATGAACTTCACTCCTATATTTGCCAGCAACATGGACGGTGTAGGCACATTCAGTATGGCCAAAGTGCTACAAGAATACAAAATGATGACTGTGATCACAAAAAGCACCACACTGGATCAATGGAAAGAGGCAGTTGGTACAGGATTACGATTACAGAGTGTGAGTGTGTGTACAGGAACAAACAAAATTTGGGATCCTGAAGCCGCAGATTACAAAAATATGCAAGATGTTTTAACAAGTTTTCCAGATGTCAAAATGATCACTGTTGATGTGGCCAACGCATATCATCAAAATTTTGTGGACTTTATCAAACAGGTCAGAGACGACTATCCAGACAAAGTGATTGTGGCAGGTAATGTTGTGACACCAGAAATGGTTGAAGAATTAATAATCAACGGTGCTGACATGGTCAAAATAGGAATAGGTCCTGGAAGTGTTTGTACCACTAGAACAATGACAGGTATTGGTGTTCCTCAGTTTTCAGCAATACTGGAATGTGCTGATGCGGCCAACGGTGTTGATGGACACATAATGGCAGATGGTGGATGTGTTTGGCCTGGAGACATTGCCAAAGCATTGGGCGGTGGTGCTCACGCTGTGATGATTGGCGGTATGTTGGCAGGACACGACGAATCAGAACAACCTGTTAAGGATGGCAAAATAGAATTTTATGGTATGAGTTCAGACCGTGCCCGAGAAAAACACGGCAAGAGAAAAGACGGATACAGAGGCAACGAGGGTAGATGGATCAGTCTGCCTTACAGAGGTGCCGTACAAGACACAGTTGAAGACATACTGGGCGGTGTGAGATCAGCGGCCACATACATTGGTGCCAGAAGATTGAAAGATATGCCCAAGTGTGCAACTTTTGTAAGAGTAGAAAACAACATCAACAGGGTTTATGAACGATTCACAATTGGATAGGATAGAACCAATCAAAGAAAAATTAGACGACAAGATCAAAGCCTTGAATAGTTCAAGGGTTTATAAGAAGGTAACTCCACGTGGAGATCTTTCTTGGTACGTGAAATGGTTCAGTGTGTTGCTGATTTTGATTGCCACAGCGACTCGTAGTGTGGGCACAATACCTCACATTGATATGTGGTTTGGCCTGTTTGGCACAATGGGTTGGGCGTGGGTTGGATACCTATGGCACGACAGGGCACTGCTATTCCTAAATGCAGTGTTGGTTACTTTGTTAATGGTAGGACTAATGAATTATTATTTTGCAATATGACAGAAGAAGTAAAAAAAAGTTACTTTACAACTGGACAGATGCGTAATGCATTGATCCAGATAGAAGATCAAATGGTACACAGTGCTTGGATGCCGTCAATCATACTAGGTATAAACAGAGGTGGTTGTATTCCAGGAGTGTATCTAAGTCACAGACTGCGAGTGCCACACGAGGCATTAGACATCAGATTGAGAGATCATCAAGCCAAACCAAATTTGGCCACATTGGAAAAAGCATTTGCATTCCAAAAAAAGATTCTTATCATAGACGACATAAACGATTCAGGTGCCACATTCAAATACATAGAAGATAATTTTGGACGCAACGAAGATCGTGTGCGTTTTGCCGCTTTGGTCAACAACAAACCATCTGCTGTGAAATTAAATTACCACGGTTACGAAATCAACAAAGAAGAAGCACCCGCTTGGATTGTGTTCCCTTGGGAAGAATGGGACAAATGAATGAGTTTGAAAGAGAACAAAATCTACAAAAGATATTTCACAAATTATCAGAAAAAAATATTTTAGATATTAGTAACCAACTACCTGATAAAAAATATTACGAATTTTTATACCATGCTTGGTTTACAAAAAATACAACAGAGGTAAAAAAATTTTATGAAAAGTGGAACGAATGGAAAGAATGGCATTATCCTATTGATGACCTTGTGCGTTTTAAAAAAATAGTTTTAGATAATAAACAACACATAAAAGATAAAAAAATTTTAGATATTGGTTCACATTTGGGTTACATATCTTTATTTTGTTTATATAATGGTTGCCAAAAAGTAATTGGTGTAGAACCAAGAAAAATAAAACATGAGTTATCAAACTTTATTTGTGCAGAAGCAGGATATCAAAACTTTGAATTTGTGTTGGGTTCAACACATGACAACTTTATTTTTACTGATTACGCTATTGATACTGTAATTTTATCTGCTTTAATTTACCATATTGCTGATCATTATACTTTACTTGAAAAAATTTCCAAATCTTCAGCAAAATGTTTAATAATTGAAAATTGTGAAAAGAAAGATATTGCATTCCAAATAAATCCTCAAGTGAAATGGGAAATTGAAAAAACAAGCGAGGGTAAAGATAACGGAGGTTGGTTTGGTAATAAAACACAATCTCTTGTTGGTACACCAAATCAACCTTTTATTAACCAAATTATGTTTGAATTAGGATGGACTCTGCAGACCAATCAATATTTTCAAGTTCAAACACATTTGCCAGAAAAAAGATTAATGTCAACAAGTGTATTTGTAAGATAACGTAAAAGTTGTATTGACTTTAACTCCAATTTACTGCTAAAATTACTGACATTAATAAAAACCTTAAGGAGGATTTAATGTTAGAAAAACTATTTGGTTTAACAAAAGCCAAGACCACAGTGAAAACTGAGATCATGGCCGGAGTTGCCACTTTCCTAACAATGGCCTACATCACGGTTGTCAATCCAGCAATACTTTCAACAGAAGGTTCTGGAATGGACTTTGGTGCTGTGTTCACAGCAACAATCATAGCCGCGGTTGTGGGAACATTGATAATGGGGTTATGGGCCAATTGGCCTGTGGCACTAGCACCAGGTATGGGACTTAATGCGTTCTTTACATTTGGTGTTATCTTTGGAATGGGATATACTTTTCAACAGGCACTGGCGGCTGTATTTGTAGCCGGTATTGTGTTTATTGTATTATCAGTAACACCTGCAAGAAAGTATATTATAAATTCTATTCCGAGAAGTATGAAACTTGGAGTTGGAGCCGGCATAGGATTATTCCTTGCCATAATTGGCTTCAAAAATGCAGGTATCGTTGTAGATAATCCTGCCACTCTAGTTGGACTTGGAGATATCTCTAGTTGGCCTGTGTTATTAGCAGGTTTGGGTTTTGCTGTGATGGCAATTCTTGACAAGAGAAAAATTCCAGGTGCGATCATAATTGGAATATTAGCAGTCAGCATCATTGCTTGGATATTTGGCGTATCCGATCTAAATGGTGTGGCGGGTGCGATACCTAGTCCGGCTCACGCTTTCAGTCTAGACTTTAGTCTGATTGCCACAGCAGGGTTCATTGGTACTGCGTTTGCATTCTTGTTCGTGGACTTTATGGACACAGCAGGTACTTTGACTTCTGTGGCCAACTTGACTGGTAAAGTCAACAAAAACGGAGAAGTTGAAGGCATTGACAAGGCGTTGTTATCAGATTCTGTGGCAACATCTGTGGGTGCTCTAGCAGGAACATCAAACACTACTTCATACATTGAAAGTGGTGCTGGTATCAAAGAAGGTGGAAAAACTGGACTGACAGCAGTGACAGTGGCAGTGCTATTTTTGGCCTGCTTGTTCTTTGCTCCGTTGGCTCAGAGTATTCCAGCGTTCGCAACTGCACCGGCATTGATATTCATCGCAACATATTTCTTGAGAAATCTTAAGGATATTGATTGGGATGATGTGAGTGAATACGCACCGGCCGTACTAGCGGCTGTCATCATGCCTTTGACATTTAGTATTGCCTACGGTATTGCGTTAGGATTTATTTCTTATGTGGTCATCAAGGCCCTAAGTGGTAAACACGCGGAATTGAACGGCGGCAGTCTAGCAATCGCGGCAGTAAGTTTATTATACTTCATAGTCGTATAAGTTTTGTGGGGGAATTAATTTTCCCCCATTGACTTTCTAATCTAAATACTTTATAATTAAAATTATGGGAAATATAGCAGGAAAAATTTGGGGATCAACAGAATTAATTCTCGCCAACAATTCACTTGAATTCCACAGAATAGATTACAAAGCAGGTGGCGTCTGCTCCAAACACAAACACGAATACAAATGGAACGGCTTCTACGTGGTTTCAGGCAAAATGAAAATACGTGTTTGGCAAAAAGATTACGATTTAATTGACGAGACCATACTTGGTCCTGGAGACTTCACAGCAGTCAAACCTGGATTGTATCACACATTTGAAGGGTTGGAAGACGGAGTTGCATTTGAGTTATACTGGGCCAACTTCTCACACAATGACATACAGAGAGAATCTGTAGGACATATCAAAACAGACAACATAGTTAGATTAGACAAAAAGAAAAAATAATGGCTGACATCTATCATATATTTGCAGATCATAATGCAGATGTAAATGCCAAAGAATTTGCAGTCAAGATGCGAAGGTTTCTAGATCAAATGGTAAGAATGGGCAGGATGAACAGTTATAGACTTACCAGAGCAAAACTGGGTTTCAGATCAATGAACTTGCCAGAATTTCATATAATGATGGAATTTGACAATATGCAACAGTTGGACGATGCTATGACTTCTGTGATACGCAACGAAGAAAACATTGAAGAAGCACACGTGGGATTCAACCAATTGGTAGATGTTGAAACAATACAGCATTTCCTTTACCGAGACTATCCAGATGATCTAGATACCAAAACGTTGACAAAAGGTCAACAACAGTATACAATTCAAGAGATAGCAGAGGCAACAAAAAACATAGACCCAACAATATGGAAAAAATAAGATATTCAGAAATATTTTACAGTGTGCAAGGCGAAGGCCGTTTTGTGGGAGTGCCTAGTGTATTCTTCCGTGTGTTTGGTTGTAACTTCAACTGTCACGGATTTGGACAGGGCAGAGACAAATCAAAATGGTTAAAGCCAGAAGAGATGCCGTATATGACACAGGACTTATCAGATGTCAAACACGTGAGAGATTTACCTGTGGTAGAGATAGGCTGTGACGCCAGTGCCAGTTGGGCATCGAGATACAAGCATCTTGTAAATTGGGATTCAGTGGACAAGATTGCCAAAGACTGCACAGCATTCACTCCAGAAAACAAATGGACTTGCGGCAACGGCAAAGATGTGCATTTCATAATCACAGGCGGCGAACCTATGTTGTGGCAAAGAGAAACACAACATCTATTAAGACAACCTGAATTCAACGATTTAAAAAATCTCACAATAGAAACCAACTGCACACAATATTTCAAAGAAGGATTTGACAAATTTTTACAGGGATTGGTGGCAGGTGATTTTACAAAAAATCCTGTACACGTGACTTGGTCAACATCTCCTAAACTGTCAATATCAGGTGAGGCTTGGGACAAAGCCATACGTCCAGATGTGGCTAGACAGTATGCAGAAATACCAAACACACACCTGTATTTCAAATTTGTGATACAGGATGATCAAGATTTGCAAGAAGTAGACAAGGCCAGAGAACTTTATGCCAAGTCTGGTGTTGAAGCAGATATATATCTTATGCCAGTTGGTGCTACTGTGGAAGGACAGGAAAAAACCAGTAGACAAGTGGCAGATGTTTGTTTACAATATGGATACAAATATTCACCAAGATTGCACGTGGATTTATTTGGCAACAAATGGGGAACATAATGAAGGTAAAGAAAACAAAAAACAGCAAAGCAAAGTCAAAAAAGGACACAAAGAAAAGCGAAGAGCCTATGGTCAAGGTTCTCAACTTGAATGTGAATCCTGAAAATCCAAGAAACGGTTTTTTTGAATTGGATTGGAACGATGAATTTGTTAATATGTTGCAACAATCTGGTTACCAAGGACAAACTGAGGAAGAGATTGTTGATAGATGGTTCCAAACTCTCTGTAGAACAATAGGCAATGAACAGGGTATAGATGTCACAGGTTCAGGATATGTTCAAATAAACAGGAGAGATGATGGAAAAACTGAAATTTCCTAGTAGACAAAAAACCATTTCCGTGTTATAATTGTGTATGACTCACATAGTTGTAGACACAGCAAACACATTTTTTAGAGCACGTCACGTGATACGAGGTGACACATCAGAGAAGATTGGTATGGCTATACATATCATGATGAATTCAATCAAAAAGGCCTGGCAGGACTTTGACGGCACACACGTGGTTTTCTGTTTGGAAGGTCGTAGTTGGCGTAAAGATCACTATGCACCCTACAAAAGAAATCGTAAAGATGCCGTAGACGCCATGACCACACAGGAAAAAGAAGAGAACGAAGTATTTTGGGAATGTTATGATGACTTCTGTAAATTCATACGAGAAAAGACCAATGTAACAGTTTTGAGAAATCCCAGAGCAGAAGCAGATGATTTGATAGCACGTTGGATAGACACACATCCTGATCAACAGCACGTGATCATAAGCACAGACAAAGATTTAAATCAACTTGTAAAGCCAGGTGTGAAACAGTACAACGGTGTCACAGAACAAACAATGACACACGAAGGTTGGTTTGATAAAAAAGGCGAACCTGTGATAGACAAAAAAACAAAAGCACCCAAGCCAGCACCAGATCCTGAATGGATTGTGTTTGAAAAGGCAATGAGAGGTGATCCAAGCGATAACATATTTTCAGCATACCCAGGTGTGAGAACCAAAGGCACCAAAAACAAAATAGGTTTGCAAGAAGCATTTGCGGATCGTAAAGAAAAAGGATACACTTGGAACAATTTAATGCTCAGCAAATGGGTAGATCCAGAAGGCAATGAACACAGAGTGCTGGAAGATTACGAAAGAAATAGATTGTTGGTTGATTTACACGCACAGCCAGAAGCAATCGTAGAAGAACTGGATCAAACCATACAACAGGCCAAAGCAGAGGCTAAAAGCATAGATCAAGTTGGAATCAGATTCATGAAGTTCTGTGCCAAGTATGACCTAAATAAGATTAGTGAGCAGGCTCAACTTTATGTAGAGCCTTTTAATGCGAGGTTAAGTGTATGACAGTAAGAGCAAAGACGCTTGTAAAAGATAAATTTTGGATCGTTGAACAGAACGGACAAAAATTAGGCACCCTACAGAAACAAAGCGATAATGGTTGGATCTTTTTAAGCAAAAAAGACAAAAGGCAAGTGTTCCACACAGAAGAGAGTCTGTTCACACGTTTTGGATTCAACATATTTGATAAAACACAACAGATCAAAAGCGACGCAGTTGAACAGACAGACAATTTTGATGTTCACGGTTATCCTTGTAGCCAACATCCATACAATCCTATGTTTGATGTGCAGAAGCAGTTGCCTGTGTATACCAAAACACCCAAATCAAAAAGTCAGTTTTGTGCAGGTTACTACATAATCTGTTTTGAGAAGGGTTGGCGTAAGGCTTATTGCCCTAAAATGATTACACTATCAAGATATCCTTATCAAGGACCAATCAAAACCAAACTAGAAATGCAACAGGTATTAAACAATGCAGTCAAAGAGTTCCAAAATACAAACACGTCCAATTGAAGACTTCTTGGGTAGAGTGAGAACCCTACGTCAGCAAGGACA